GAATAGGAAAAATAAAATGATTAATTTTAACGCTTATGTTATCGAACTTGAAGCTGATAATAGCTATAAGGTGTGCATTGAAAATGTGTACAAGGGTATTGTTACTAATGATGGCCTTATTGATGATAGTGTTACTACGTTCGAGTCGGCACTTTCAACGGTTATTGAAACTATGTTGAAGTTAGTCGTGGTTTATCTCGTAAAGGCCGTCCGTGTCGTAAGTATGTTATCTCGGTTGATAACGTGGATTGATAACAATAAAACCGGTAGGTTAATAGCCTACCGGTTTTTGATGTTTCGGTGTGTCGTGTTTTGTATGTGTTATATTTTAGGTGTCAACAAAAAACAAACAAAAAAGGATTGATTAAAATGTTTGAAGTTAAGGCTTATGTAACTGAGATTTTGCCGGGTAATTTCTATGAAGTTGATATCGATGTTTTTATTAGAACTGTTGGGACGTCTGCGAGGGCGGATGTGGAAGTTGATGATAGTGTGGTCACGTTTAAATCAGCTCTTACTAGTGTGCTTGAATATAAGTATGGTGATTGTGATTTTGACTTCGTGTGTTGTGGCGTTAAAAATGGTGTTGGTTGCTATGTTGTTACAATTGATGATTATGTGTGGTGATTGACATATAAATAACCCGCTAACTTTTATGGTTAGCGGGTTTATTTTTTAGAAGTCCATGATATTGAACGTGAAATAGGTGTTTATTATTTTGTTAGGGCCGCCGGACGCACCGCCGGGGAATACGTCTACGACACTGAAGTTGAAGCCATTGAATTTAACTCGAACCGGTGTCGCGTCATCGAACCATGCTAGCAGAATTTTCCATATTCCGAGGGTGCTTGCGCCGTTGATTTGATAGATTGCGTCCTGTGTCCATTTGAGCATATGCGCTCGTATGTTAACCGTTACGGTGGTGCCGTTGATGTACACGTTGCATTCTGATTCCTTGGTGTCGGTCATGCTAGCGTCTTTGCTGATATTCTCCCAGCGTCCTACACGTGGTTGCGCTGTGAGGTGGCGTTTTAGGATATCGGCAATGTAGTGGCCGTATCGCGCTGAACCCTTGGTGTTTGGATGAATATCGGTCATTTCAGTATCGCGGTATAGACCCCATGAGGGGGCGTCCTTTACAGTCCATGTGCCGCTGTCGTTTCCGGCGTCTAGCATGATAGTGTAGTTGTGACTTTTGCCGGTGGGGTATGTGTTATCCCACATCATAGGGATGAAGCAAATTTCGCTGTAGGGGAACAGTCGTTTTGCTTTATTGAGAGTGTCGGCAACTTCGTTGTAATAGGTGCTGATATCGGGGTCGTTGCGTCCACCGCCGATTACCACGTATTTCACGCTGGTTTTATCGGTGATTCGTGCGGCGGCTTTATCCAATTGTTTGCTAAACGTGTTGTCTCCTGTGCTGTCGCCGTTGTGAAAACCGGCGCCCCCGACGGCGAAATTGTGGCATGTCAAGCCGAGCAGTCGGCTAGCGACTACTATCATGCTGTCAGTTGCGGGGTTATTGGTGCGGAAACCTTCAAAATAGCTGTCGCCTATTGCGATTAGCGTATCTTGTACGGTTGGTATTTGTAAGTAACGATTGTCACTTTCGTTTTTTGTATAGGTGTCGTTTATACGGTTTTTGAGTTGTGTTGCGGTGCTGGTATCGGTTACGCCTAATGCTGTAAGATTTTTGGTATTGTTTTGTGCTGTTTCGGCGGTGTTGTTTATTTTGGTTTTGAGTTGTGTCGCGGTTTCGGCGGTGTTGTTTATTTTGGTTTTGAGTTGTGTCGCGGTTTCGGTGTCGGTTACGCCTAATGCCGTGAGATTTTTGGTATTGTTTTGTGCTGTTTCCAGCGCTTGCGTGGCTTTACCGCCCGCGGTGTTTGCGTTAGTGTTGATTTTATAGAGATTAGTGTCGATAATGTCCATTGACACATTGTATTGGTCATTGAGGTTTGCCGCGTCGCCGGTTTGGTATTTTTCGAGGTTGAAGTTTGTTGTGTAGTCGGTCATGTTAGTTGTCCTTCCTGAGATTTGTCGGGTGATTTATTTCTTCCTGTACTTTTAGTTGATGTATTACGCGGTCTAGGGTACGCATTGCGGCGTTGTATCCATCGCGTAGGTCGGCTAGGTCGCCTGTTTCGTATAGCGGCAGATGATAGAACGGTGTTTCTGTTGCCATGATGGTATGTCCTTACTTGGCCGGTGGAATTGGGTAGCCCTCTGCGGTTTTCTTGAGTCCGGCGAGGTCGGTAACGGTGAAAGTTTCCGTTCCGGTACGGTTTAATATGTGGTTGAGAGTGGTTCCAAGTGTTTGCGCGTTAGACCCGTTCAGACCTAGCGCGTTTATGAATGCGGCTAGACCGTCCGGTAGCACGTTATCGTTTAATGCTAAGTCCGCTTTATCGCTGACACTTTTTATAGCCTCATCAATTTTATCCATTGACGCATTGTACTGGTCAAGTAGATTTGCGGAATTTCCCGCCTCATATTTTTCCAGTGCATAATTCGTGGTGTTAACCATGATACTCCTCTTTTATGAAAGTGGCGGGTATTTATCGCCGGTGGTTGGATTAGTGACACGTGGGGCGGTGTCATTGAATATAGTAAGATTGCCGATTGCCGATGTTTCGTCGGTACGGTGCTCGGATAGTTTGCCGGTGTTGATATCAGCTATTTGAGTGACACGCGCACCGTACACCGCTAGTTCGCGGTACAAATCACGTAGCGCTGTTTTACTGTCAGTGTATTCGCCTTTTGTGACGTTCCATACCAGTTGTGTGTCTCCTATGTGTTCGATTTGTTCCTGTATTTGCGCTATGGCGATTGCATAATCGTTTATGTGTGCCTCGATGTTTTTTATTCTTGTGTCATAATCGTTTAATGTTTTGTTTATGTCGGTTACAATTTCGTCAAGATATGCCGTGATGTGGTCAATTTCACACGCAATATGCTTTATTATTTCCTCTTGACTTTTGGCGTTCCAGTAGAACGCGGGTATGGCGGGCGTGTACGGCCATACCGAGTAAAACGGTAGATATGGGAACATGTGCATTCTCCTCTTTGTTAGTAATTGTTTATGTTTATAGTCCATAACGGACTGAAACATGATTCCAGATGGTCAAGCAACAACACGTCAATGTCAACATAATCACCGTTTCGGATACGTTCGATTTTGTCCATGAAATTGCCATTAGTGACTGTCTCGTATTGATTATCTGTCGCGTTGCTTGCGTAGTCCTGATTTTCGGTCAGTTGAGTTGCCGGGAAATCGCTGAAAACGGTTCGCATTTTGTGCCATGTGTCGTTATCACTGAGTATTATATCTGGGTTTTTATCTGCAAGCGCGTATAGTGGGCGTAATGTCGGCATGATTTCTTGTATGAGCCGTATGAAGTGCCGTCGCCATCTTGACGGTGGCATGACGCCTAGTTCTCGATCGTAGAAACGGTTTTCGATTTTGCGGCAACAGCGTGTGTATTGCGTGTCATCATAGGCAACGTCCCGCCATGACCATGCGGCATTATCCCAGTCAACGCCGCCCGGCACGTCGAGTAGTTCGCCGAACGTGTACGTCATCACGCCATGAAATTCGTCGCGTGATTCGCACGGCTGGTAGCTGTCTATGTCATTCTGCATTATCATCACCGGCCAATCGTTCGAGATTGTTCAAATAATCATAATTGCGTGAGATGTTGTCTTCGTTCCACACGACTTGTATCGGTTCCTTGAGGTATTTCGCAAATCTTGTGTTGAGAATATCGCAAGCGGCGCGGCGTTCTTCCAGTTCGCTGAGCGCACGAAGGTCGGTCGGTTCGCCGTAATCCTGTATTTCGTCGGCGGTCTGCCGTTCCATTTTCAAGGGTAGGTTTTTGATACCCAGCGCTTGATAGAACGAATTCCATGTGTTTTGTATGTCGTTCTGTAATTCCATGCCGATATATTCGACATTGGTTTTCAGGACGTTTGCTTTCATGGACTCGGTGAAGCCCGGTGTCGCCATGATTGCCATTTCACCGCCGCTGATTTGCTTGATAACGTTGATACCCGCCGTTTGCTGTCCGGCTGGAACTTCAAGGATAAACGGTGTTTTCTGATTGAAACGATTCTGCCGTCGCGTCATGTACAAATCTTCAATCTCATGCGCGAAAAACTCGATGGTTGGAATGAGCGGCGTGCGGGCACGGTTCGCGTAGATGAAAACACCATTTGAATTGTTCACCGGGAATCTCCAGCCGTTTATACCGTAGCTATCCCATTTCTTCGGTTTGTAGTACACGTTGAAATTCGATGTTGTCACCGCTTGCGTGCTGAAAAACACGCCGGTTTTACTATGCGGGAACGCGATTGTCGCGTAACCGAAATACAATAGATTGTATTCAAGAAACCATGCGTCACAAGTTTTCGGCAGATTCAACCATTTGAACCGTGATAACGCGATATTCAACATTTGCGAATACGCCATCGAATACGCTTGCGAGTTGAGCGTTTCGGACTGTTGCCATACCGGCGCGCCCTGTTCGCCCAGTTGCGCGCGGGTCAACGGCCTTTTATGCGTTCGTTTGCGTCCCAATTTTCCCACCTTATAGATTGTCGTGTACGAAGTCGCCGCCGACTTCTTCGGGCCTGTTCCATATTGTAACACCGGTATTGAAAATATCCCTTATTGTCTGCAATTGTTCGTTTTGCGCCAATGGGCATATCGTCCATATGTCGGCGGTCTGCCAATATGTGTAATGCTTGCACGGTGTCAGCGTCGGTTTGTTGTAGAGTTTGTTGCTTGCTATCCCGTAGCGTAGCATGTAATCGCCCGCCGCCGCTATCGCGCCGTTATCTTCGGTGACTATTTTTATGGTCATGGTGTCAAGCCCCGTGGCCTGTCTGAAATTGTCGCCGCCATACGCGCCGACCGGTTGCGCGGGATGGTTGAGCATGTCGCGCCATGACGCATTAGTGTTGTCGCGCGCGTTCATCATGATTCGTTTGGCGTTGTCAACCGTCACACCACGTGACGCGCCCGCGTTAGTGTTGGCCGTGCCCGTGCTTGTGGCGGTCATGTCGGTAGCCGCGCTTGTGCTGTACTCGGTAACGCGGTCGGCTTGCGTGTTCGCGCGATTGGTCACGGCGGTGGCTTGCGTTATGGCATGTTGTGTTTGCTCGGTGTTGGCCTGTATTGCGGTTTTCGCTTTATCATTTGCAACATAATTGGATGTTGTGTTGAGTTCCTGACTGTTAGTGATTGCAATACCGGTGTTGTAGCCTTGAAGCGCCGCGCCGCCGATTGCCATTGCGCCGGCCACCGCCGGCGAGGCCGCGCCTCCTGTGCCGATTACCAGCGCGGCCCCCGCTATTGAGCCTATCGCGCTTGCCACGTTTGTTATTGCCTGTGTTTGGGTGCCTTCCACAAAAGCTTTATTCTGTAGTGTATTATCATCACGTACATCACGGGTGATTTTGACCGTGCTGGTGCTCAAGTCAGCGGTTTGGCGTGTGGTCGAGTATGTGAGATTATCCGAGCGCACGCTTTTGGACTCGTCTTTTATTGCTATGTCGCGTTGATTCGCGCGTGCGGTGTTCGATACCGTCGCCGCACTGCTACGATACGTGTTTGCTTGACTGACATTGGCCGAGCGTGCGCCGTTTTCATATGTCAGCATGGCGTTTTGCCGTGCCTGACTTACGGCGGCATTGTAAGTGGCGGCGCGTTGCGCGTCGATTGCGCGGCGTTGCAACGCATATGTCGGGATGTCATGGGATATGAGCGTTTTGAGCGCGTCCGCGTTCGGCACGTCGGCGGTAATGGTGGCCCCGTTGATGGCGTTGATGGTTATGGACGTGTCGCCGTCGCCCCCTACGCCGTCAAGCCATGCGAGTTGTCGTAGTATCGGGTAGCTTAATGACGTGACGGTTTGCGCCGAGAGGTGGCCGCATTCCGCTATTTCCACTCGGGTTTTATTGCCGATATTGTCGGATATTTCCAAGTGCGCGTAGGGTGCGAGGTACAGTCGTGTTATTTTGGCGTATTCGGGCGAATAACCGAAGTCATTTGTGGTTAGATTAATGTCCGCTAGTTTTGTGCGTGCGCCGCTGACCGTATGCCATGCCACATCATTAACCGTAGTGCTGGTTCCGAAGTGTATCATGTTTGCCGTGGAAACGAAAACAGATACGATTTGTGACATGATATGCGGATAATACGCAAACATCGTATCAAAATAATCACCTGATACTTTGGATGATTCGAGCGCGTACATGTACACGTTGCTTGCGGTGAGGTTATCAATGGTATTATATGACGTACCCGCGCCGGTTACGTTTGACGTGTTTATGTTCCCGGCACCCCATATAAAATCGTTGACCGTTTCGTCGGCGTTAGTGTATGACGGGCTGGTGTCCGTGATGTTTGTACCGCGCATATTGCTCATTGATTGCAATTGTTGCGGGGAAAACGTTGCGGTCAAACATATGTATCTTGTCCCGTTTTGCAAATTGATAGGCGTGCTTTTTCTGATGTTCGCGGCCGCGTTGCCATAATCAACGTCGGGCAACGTAAAATCACGACAGTTGGCCCGTGGGTTATCCAACAGTTTTTGCGGTGTCGTTTCCGTCAATGGCGCGTGTCCGCGTGACAATAGCAAACCGTTGATTGTGGTGCTGTTGATATAATCCGTCCATACATCACGTACAAGCGTGCATGTTGTCGTGTTCGGCGCTTCGGCACGTACAGAGGTGATGAAAAAGTGATAGCGTGTCTGCACGTCGGTTTTCTGATACGGCGTATTAATAATGTCATGTGAAAAATCAACGACAATGTAGTTATACCGTTGCGCCGTCATATACGGTACGGGCAATTTTATACCGTCCGTATCGGCGCGCGCGATATACATGTTCGTAGTGAGCTTGACGGTTTCCCCATCCAGTTTGTCAAACCATGCGTCCCTTGCGGTATCGTCCGGGAATTTCACTACATCATGATAATCATCGTACCAATTAACGCGACATAGTTTGATTTTCGTGTTTGGTGTCCAAACATTGTAATCGAACGTGTTGCGGTACTGTTCGTACACGCGAGTGTCCGTATCGGGAAACGTCGTAGCATTTTGCAGATGTGGAAAATCCATATCATACCCTTCCATATACGAAAAAAATAGGTGGTGTTTCACGTGAAACACCACCCATTTTAACATGCGGGATTATTTGACGGTGAACGTGCAAGACGCGGAATGTTCCGTGGTCTCCCCGGTCGGGTTGACGTAAGTCGCGGTGCCGGTCACGGTGATTACGTCGCCCTTCGTGAGGCCGTTACGCTGGACATGCAAGCGGGCTTGGTCATCGACGAACGTGTTGACGTCGAGCTCGAACGACGCACCCGGGGTCGCGCCCTTCGTGGCGTGCTTGGCAGACACCTCGTAGGTTGCCGAGTTCGGCGCAACCTCGATTGCGGTGCCGGTGGGTTCGACGGTGGCGGTGAGCTTGGGCGTGAGCTGTACCACGTCGCCCGCCTTGACGTCGCCCGAAGTCGGCGTCAATGTGAAACCGGTCACGGTCTGCGTCACGACCGTGATACTGGTACCCGCGTCGGTCGTGAACAACGCGCACGGGGTGAACGGACTCACGCCGTAGATTCCCCAGTGGTTGTGATACAGCGTGTTACCCAAGGTCTGCGGATTGTAGAATTGGGTGGTGCCGTACATGGTGTCGCGCACCTGATACCAGTCGGTCGAAACAAGCAACGCGACACCGCCCTCGACGCCGAGGCTCGGCACCTGAACGATACGATACGGCACTTCGGCCTTGTCCAACTGGAACACGGCAGACAAAGCGTCAACGTCAATCGACGCAAGATATTCCGGTTCAATCAGCAATACCATTTGCTGGGGGTTGGCATACGCCGGAATGTCGGTCACGTTCAGCGCGTTGTATTGGGTGCTGGGGAACTGCATACGTCCGGCGGTCGAACGCAACGCCTTGAGCAGTGTCTTGGCGGTGGTTTCATCAGATGGAATCTTATCAAGGTGTACTTTGTAGAAGCCGAGATTTTGTTCGTAGTGGCGTATCAGCGCAAGCATGATGTTCATTTCATCGTAATTATCGCTGTTGCGTGGCGTTTCCATGATCTGCGCGATAAAACGGTTCAGACCGAAGTCATCCACGAACGCCTGTCGCAACTCATCTTCTGTCCATGATATCGGGTACTGGTCACGGCGGTTCATCTCGTAGAACCAGACGGCGGCCTCGGGGCGGTGCATTTTCAGCAACTCTTCGGCGTCATCCTTGTACCCGTGCGCCTTAATCCATTTGACGGCGATTTCCTGTACGGTCGAACCCCAGTAGAGATTCTCTTTTTTGAAAACCGCCAGCGGGTTTTCAAATGGCGCGTTCTGAGCCATTACGGTGAGTCCGATACGGTTCACCATGTTCCAAACACAATCATTCAAATATTGGCGGTTCATGGGGTCGAACAGATAGCGCATGGTGTTCGCCACGCCGGTTTGCGTTGCGCTCGGTATGCGTTGCTGGTAGTCATCTGTGCCCTTGGTACGGACTTTATCCAAAATCGTTGCATTGTCTACAGCCATGATATTTTACTCCTATCCGTTACAGTGTGTAATCGAGGTTTTCCAAGTCTTCCGCCGCCGCCTGTGCGATTGCTTCAGCCGCGTCATCGTCGGTTTCCTTGACGGTTGCGCCGTTTTCGACCATCTGCGCCACGGAGTCCGTGAAATTGTCGTAGATGCCGTCGATTCGTTCGTTCATTGCGTCAATTTTATCAAGCAACCGTGTCAGCATGTCGCGCAAGTCATCGAATTCGCCTTCACGGTGTGATTCGTCGGGGGTGAGGTCATCACGTTCGGCGGTGTCCCTCTCCTCGGTGGTTTCGTCATCCATTTGTTTTTCCTTCCATATATGAAAAAAGTCGTATCGGCGTGATACGGGCCGATACGACTTAAGAATAGCATACTTGCGACATGACTCACAGTAACAACCGGCGCGCTTATCCCTTACGGCCATATCATTGGCGGAGTCAACCGTGGATGTCAATGACAATGTTTTAGCGGTCTCACTGCGGTATCTCTTTGTATGCCGTATTTATTTTACACCGAAATTCCTTAGCATTTCACTTACGGCGTGTTGTGTTTCCACCGTATCATAGCGCAGATACCCCAGCGCATAATATGATGTAAGATTCCGTATTAAATCTTTGGCCATGTTCGCGGTAAGATAGTTAAGTTTGTTGTCCGCCCGGGTGATTGCGAAATACGGTACACGCGCGCCGCTATCATATTTCGAGGATACGAAAACATAGCCGCAACGCAAATCGACATACACGCCGTATTCGTTTTGCAACCATCGAAAAACATACGTAAGTTTTGCATGTCCGTGTGGTTTTTCGATAAAATCAGTATTATGCCGGGCGAATTTGTTTTTAGAAGTGACGTCATCGTTGTTTTTCAGCATACGCCCCGCCACCGTGTTCTTTGTTTTTTGTTCGGCGTATTCATCGTCCCGCACATAATCGAACAAACATGTTTTCCCGCCTAGCCATCGTAATCCAAACTCGGGTTCCAACGGTACATCATAATGTTGAAAATATGGATTAAAAGCGTCACAAGCGTTACCCAGCAAAAACACTCTCGGTTTGCGTAATTCCGTATCATCTGCGCGTTCACGTGTGACGGTATCCACAAGTTTCGCCAATTGTTCAAATTCGTTTTTCAGATACGTGTGATACCTATCATCGTTATCTATGATGATTTCATCCATGCAAATGTTCCGCACATTAACATAAGTGCTTTTTTTCTTCTGCTGTTGTAATGACAAAGGTATAAAATACCCGATTGTTTTCCACGGGTTTTCTTTTTTACCGGTTTTCTTTTTGCGAATTTCCGCTATTTTATTGGTAGTCCGAAATTCATAATCGGGGAAAATATTATCTTTTACGATACGACTAAAATAGTCTGCCGCGACATCGTTGTTTTCCTCACGAAACCGTGTCACTTCCACGAAACAATAGCCGTTTTTCAAATAATCCTCTATCATGTATTTTCGCATACCGTAGGTTTTACCCAAACCGCGCGCGCCGATAATCATATTAACGTCCGCGTTTCGCGGTAATATTACGGTTTTAAGCCGGTCATAGTAATATTTCGCCATCAATGCTCACAATCATGGGTCTGCCGTCCCTCACAATAAGTTCGCGCGGCAATGTCTCAACATTCCTATTATATACGTCCCGCATGTATGCAAGATTCTCGCCGTTGGCCTGTTTGTCCGATTCCCCCAGCCATCTGCCGGACGGATACAACGCTATCGCCTCGGGCGCGTCAACATGATATGTCGCACCCCGATAATCGGTGACGGTGCCGACGTACCTATCCCACACATGCGGGCGGTTGCGTTGCAACGTGTGGCAAATCTCATAATCGACCAACACGTCATAACCCAGTGCCGCCCGTATCGTTTCCGCGAAACCGTGACCCATACGCATAATGTCCTCGATACAGTCCTCAATGGTGTACACGCCGTCGGGCCGTGGCAAGCCCGCGCAAGTGACATGCACGCGCCCGGACATATCCAAGCTTACACGCGCCTTGTTCCACAGTTCCACGTGTTCGACGTAACGAGTGGTGCCGCCACAGTCCTCAACCTCGAACTTGCCGATATGGTCAAGCGTTGACGCCATGTCGGGCGCGGTGTTTCGGACGCGCCTCATGGTGAGATTGATTGCGTTTTCTATCGCGGTGTGCAATGGTTCGAGCGCGTCCAACAGTTCCGCGTCGGTCACGTCATTGGCGCAACTGATTTTAAGACTGTCGGTATCGCCGCCCGTGACGGTGATACGCGCGCCGAAACGCCGATATATCAACATCATGGCTATTATTAAATGCATACGTGACCCGGCTACAATCCGCATACCATACGTGTACAGCACGCGCGGTGTCTTCGGCCGCTTTTTCGCGAAATTCTCGGGAGTGCAGACCGTGTTTTTATCTACTTCCAGTTCACCGGTTTCCGTCACACGGTAATCTGCCTTCATGACGTCCTGAGCCTGAGTGCCATATATACCATTGAATTGCCCCTTAACGGTGCTACCGTAATAGGATTGCAAAAATTTCACGCTCAACGTACCCGCCCTAGCGTCACGTGCGATTCCCTCGGGTATCGACTCGGGTATATCACCCGTATACGGTGTTCCCGCATGATAATGTTTAATCAGATTTTTAACGTCGGTTTTCCGAGCGAACAGCATATTAGATTGCAATGTCACGTAATCGGGCGGCACAATCGTTTTAGTGGTGGCCTCGCCATACAACACATGCATTTCGTCAAACTCGTACACCTGTGCCACGTTCCACAGCTCAATATCATTAACGTGCAAAATGCATTCGTCCGCCCGATACAATTTTCCAAAAGCAAACGTCGGATTAACGGCACTATCAACGTAGCCGTGCGCCCTTACACTGTTTTCCTGTGTTTTCGCGCGTTCGTTGTTGCTGTAATCGGTGTCCGCCTGCAACGTCCGCACGAACTTTGAGCGCGGGCAGATTGCAATGCCCCAATCGGCAAAACATGTGTTTTCCCGTAATCTAAGGTTTGTAAAACGTATCGCAACATGTACCCCCGTGCGAAACGGGTCACTATAATTACGTAATACATCTTCAAGCGGCGTGTCAACGATACGCTTACACGCGATTTGCAAAATTTCCGGCGGGGCAACCGCGAATTTAACCGGCAAGCGTCGCCCGTTGATGAACGCATGGTGCATTGACGTAACGTCAAGAGACGCCACGTTATCAACGACAACGCTTGCGGTTTTAGCGCTCGTAAAAGTCAAACCGCCACGGAAACATGCCTTGCGCAACGCATAGGACTCATAGTTTTTCGGAAACTCCTGGTTACACGTCGTTTCATAGGCGCGTTGCAAAGTGATTTTCTTGCCGCCTTGCAACGTGGCGCGCCGTCCAATCTCACGGCGCGCCATCTGCCGAACAAGCGAGGTTTTGGTCAGTACGCGGCAACCCAGCATGTCGGGCGTGAGCCAATGGTTAGCGCGCAACAGCCATTGCAGATACTGCGGTATCACCTGTACATCACGCCGCGCGTAAAACAGTTCTTCCTCGGTCAACGGCGTTTCAGGTGTACGTACCAATGTGTAATCCCAATCGCCCACCGCTTTGGGAAGGCCGCATGTCTCACCCATAGCGCGTAGGCCGCCCATTTCAAGGTAGAACGTATCCCAAAAACGGCACACCACATTACCATCCATGCACAAATCAAGCGTGTACACGCTTGTTGCGGTCTGCGCGTTGACCTCGATCGTATACGACTGCGCCAATTCCAGCATGAGGGTCTGCATGTCGAACATGAGATTATACGCCGCGATTATCGGCACATAACCATGCGCACGACCATACGTAATCAAATCATCAATGTACGCTAACGCTTCGGACGTGCGCCGGTAAAAACGTACATCGTCCGTATCGGGCGTATACGATTCCAACGGGGTGTCCCGCATATCGTTGAAAATGTACAATATCGGATATGCGCGCGTTTCGGCACCCTCACCGATATTCGTGGTTTCGGTGTCGAATATCGCCGTAACCCTGTATTCTTTGCGTGTTTTCATCGTACCACGTCGGGGGAAACCGCTACTAGCCATATCGGGCTACCGCCGTCGGTATCCGTATAATCCTCCAATTCGCCCGTGTGCGCTTTCATGTTTTTGGCGTATTGCAACACTTTTTCATTTCGCGCCATAATGGTGTCAAAAAGCTCACTCAATGAGTCCGCGTCATATGCCTTCATGACAGTCTCCAATCGTTTGTCCGGCGGAATATTAGGTTTCTGCCATATGTTTTGTGTGTATCGCCAAAAAATCTTGACTTTTTCCCGACCGAGCTCACCCAATACGCTCGGTTGCCCCTTGGACGCCAATCGCATTTCTATGCGGAAAATGTTAAACGACCGTCTGCGTTCCATTGCACGGCCCTTGCCGCCGCGTACCTCGCCTACCTGTCGCACAAGCGTATCAGCGACTTCGTTGGCGCGCTGATATAATTCCTCACGCATGGCGCGATTACTCACGCGCCCGACATATGTTTTTTTCAACTGCGATTCAAGCCGCCGGATATAATTCCGACGCGCGTTTATCTCACTCTCGGGCATGGCGTCCGTGATGCTTTTTTTCAGACTGTTTATCGCGCGGGTCACGCGCTTGCGTTTCGCGGTTAAAACGTCCGCCTGTTTACGCGCCCTAGGCATGATTTTTTCACCACCCTCATAAAAAAAGCGCCATATTATTTATGGCGCTTTTTTCTCATTTCAAACTACTTAATTTCAAGCGATTTTGTAGACCTACCACCACTGAGCGGCGTCGTTTTCACTGCCACGGGGATACCGTTAGGCGCGTTAAAATCGGGGAACATGTCATAAATATCCAACACGCTACGATAAATGCCCTGTGACTGACTGAAATACGTATTACCGTCATTTGCAAAAAGATAGACGTTAACGCACTTCTGTCCCGTCTGAGAACGCACACCCGGCGCGGTGTACGCGCCAATGACCGTTAGCGGCGTGTCACCGATAGCGTTCAATGACACTGCGTTGTTACGCGCGTTGACAATGGCACGTTTGCCCTCAAAAGTGCTGTTGTCCATCGTACAAATGTAACGATAATTGTCTACAGTGGTCTGAGCGGTTTCATTAGCGGTGTCGTTCATCTGTTCATTGTTCTTGGTCATGATGTTTCCTTCCAAAATCAGAACTCGGGTTCGTTATCGTTGTCGTTATCGTTGTCGTTGTCGGTATCGTTGTCGTTATCGTTGTCGGTTACGATACGTTCGGCATGTTCGACGAACGTGTCAACGTCCATAGCATACGTTGTCTTGTGTACGGTGATATCATCAATCAGGACGTTGACGATACCCGCGTCCATAAGCGCCTTAACTGCTTTTTCAACGGTGCGAATATTTCCGGTGGTGTGAAACGTTTGCATTTCGCCGTTTCGGTCATAGTAGCTGATATCGCTATCAGCGATTACCCTACGAATCTTGCGCATATTATCATCCTTTGTATCTGTTTTTTCTGTTAACATTTTTGCTAACACATATATTTATAACATAAAAAAATCGGCGCGCGCAAAAGCGACACGCCGATTATTAATAATGATTATCAGTAACGCAAAATCTGACCCGGATAAATCAAACTCGGGTTAGACAAACCATTAACCGACGCGACACGTGACCAATCAACGCCGAAAACAGACCACAAACTATCACCCGGTTGCACCATATACGTGCGTACCGTATTCGTGCTTGACTGCGCTACAGTGTTACCGCCATAGCAAACGGTTTCGCCGGGATATATCACATTGGGATTACCGGACGCATACCCCGTCCAATCAGACCACGGCCACAGACCAGTCGCCGCCGCGATACCGGCCAACGTGTCACCCGGCCCAACCGTGACACACGTAGACGCGCAACCAGCGTCCGGCACCGGTTCCGGTGCCGGGGTCGAAACACCGCCATCACGCTCGCCACGCGCATAGGCGTCCCATTGCCACCGCTCGCCACGGAAATAATTCAAGTCCAACGGGCCATAACCCGACACGTAACCGTTAGATGTATACTGTCGCATAGCCTCACCATACGCGCCATACAGCCACGGCACCGTCTGATAACCAGTCGGCGCGTTAGACGCATATTGTGCTACCCAAACACCGCAATGCTCACGTACATACGGCGTGAGCTGACCCAACGAATACGCCCCCGTATAAACGATAGGCCACACTTTCGTGCGATCATACACGCGCCGCACCCAAGTTTCGACCCACGCCCCGTTACCGAACTGCGGGTTATCATCTGCCTCCCAGTCCAGCGCAAGCACGGCACGCCCGACATATCCGGCGACATTGTCCACAAAAAAATCAGCTTCGGCAACAGCGTCATTGCCCATTGCATAATGATACACGCCTATGCTCTTGCCGCTGTCCACTGCACGACCGAGCTGATAATTTGCGGCCTGATTTATGCCATTGACCAGACAGACGTTATTAAAACCGCCAATACCCCAAGTCGCACCGGCCACAACAAAATCAGCGTCCAATACATACGTATCGATATCACACTGCCAATTGCTTACATCGAAACCACGCATATCCGCGCTTGCCGACGGTACGAAAACCAACGACAACACGCATACGCACGCCAATATGCTACGCCATATTCGTTTCATCAACATTATCACCCACTTTATCATCCTTAAGCAACGCGATAAGCTCTTCGGTCAAAATATTGTTCCGTGTCATCAAATTATTAAAATCGCGAAACGTCGTAGCAATAAACCACGCCATAGCGCAACACGCAACAATTGGAAAACCAACACTACCCACAAGGGCGGTGATAGAACTCATATCCATATGCATACACCTCATACAAAAAGGCCACGACATGTCATACGGCATGTCATGACCTAATATATCACAATAACGATAACAATTCTCAATAACCGTGGCCTATCCGGGAATTGAACCCGGCCCGCACATTTTATAAGAATGCCGCTCTAACCACTGAGCTAATAGGCCAAACAACACCATACTACCACCTATATAAAACGCTTACGACCATTACAACTATGATAATCCATCACGCCCAATGTCTCCTACTATAACCGAGAAACACCATACTTACATTATTACCAAAAGACACCATATTATCCCACGTAAAACCAATTGGAAACATATGCACTATTTCATCAAAATCAGCGTAACATTCCACAAAATCATAATAACTATAACCCATCTCAAGTAAACGACGAACACAATAATAATTCATAAAACTACACCTAAACATTTTAATCACTCCTATTTTTTCGTTTGTTTTTACCGACAACACCAATACTAGCACCCACAAACCACGACACACCGACACGGCACGTTTTCCCCCGTTCCATTTTTCGCTAGCACACGACACGACACACGTCAAACTTGCACGGCGTGTCGCGGCTTAATGGGAACCATTCTCAATAAGGG